TGATTATGAAGATGACCGGCTTTGACGCCAAGCAAGCGAAAGAAGTCGCTTGGGTAATTGGTACAGTCATTGGTGCCGGTGCTGGCGCACTGTTGGCTGCGGCTGCTGCTGCTAAGGTAATGGAGTGGGCTAACAAAACCATCAAGCCAGGCAACATCAAAGACATCTACATGGGTGGTTTGATGCTCATGGCTATCTTGCCAGCCGTGCTGTTGCTGGGTCTTGTCCTTATAGGCTTGGGAGCCTTACTCGCACTTGTAATATCTCCCAAGAAAGCCGAAGAGTATGCCTGGGCAGTGGCTAGTATCATGGGTGCCGCTGCCATAGTTGCTCTGGCGGTCCTCGCTGCTGCTGCTGCCATGACCGTTTTGGGTCTTCTGGTTCCAGTGGCTGAATACATCCTGCCATTCATGTTGTTAGGTGCCCTGGCGCTTATCATCTTAACGCCTGCCATGTTCTTGTTAGCGGGTGCCGTCCTCGGAATGGCTGCGTTGATGACGAAGATAGTGGACCCGGAGTGGGCGTCTGGTGTGGCTACAGCCACATCCGACATTATGATGTCGGCTGGTAAAATTGCGCTCGCGGTGGTGTTAAGTGCAGGGGCGCTAATGATCCTATCTTCGATGCTTTGGTGGATGCCAATCATCTTGCCACTTATGACGGCTGGAACCCTGGCTTTGCTTATACTAACACCTGCCGTTGTAGGTTTGGCGTTCGCTGTAATCAAAATGGCGAAGTGGATATCTTCCCTGGCACCTCCAGATGCGGATAAAACCGCACAAGCCACGGCGGATATTTTAATGGCTGCCGCTAAGATTGCGCTTGCGGTGGTGGCTGGCGCTGCTGTCTTGATGGCTTTATCGCTCATGGTATATTGGGCTTGGATCATCATACCTTTGATGGCGTCAGGCACTCTTGCTTTGCTGGCTTTGACGCCCACTGTAATAGGCATGGCAGTCGCCGTTATCAATATGGCATCTAAACTTGCCACAGCAGCCAATGCTGAGGCGGGCAAGAAAGCTGCCGAGAACTTGCAGTCAGTCCTTGAATCGGCAGCTAAGATTTCTAAGGCTGTTGTTGATGGAAAAGCTCAGATAGAATCTCTAGCTCCCGGTTGGAGCATCATCTTCTCCTTCGGCAGAGACACCTTTAGGGAAGGTGCCACAGCACTGTATATGCTGACGCCACAGGTGGTGTTGCTCGCCAAGGCTATCATCAACATGGCAAAGAAGGAGACTCAGGGCAGTATTGTTAAAGATGGTTTGAAGGCGGCGAAGAACCTGGCAAGTGTCCTCTCCTCGGCTCAGAAGATCATCGAAGCCATCAACAAGAGCAAGAAAACACTTGAGAGCTTTGAAGATCAGAGCTTCTGGGGATGGTTCAAAAAGGTTGCAAATGACAAGGCTATGGAACGAGGCAGCGAGGTTTTGATCGCCCTGACTCCACAGGTCGTCAAGGTTGCCAAAGCCGTTATTGGCATGGCACAGCGGGAAACCGTTGGTGACATTGCCAAGAAGGGTAGAAAAGCAGCTTCTGATCTGGGGAGTGTACTTCAGTCGGCTCAGAAGATCATCACCGCTATCTCCAAGAGCAAGGAAGCACTTGAGAATTTCAACGATCAAAGCTTCTGGGGATGGTTTAAGAAAGTCGTGAAGGGCAAGGCTATGGAACGAGGTGGAGAAGTTCTTGTTGCCTTGACTCCACAGGTTGTCAAGATAGCCAGAGCCGTCCTTGATATGGCACAACGGGAAACTGTGGGTGGCATAGCCAAGGATGGTAGGAGAGCAGCCGCCGATCTAGGAAGCGTTCTTCAGTCGGCTCAGAAGATCATTACTGCCATTTCTAAGAGCAAGAAGGCACTTGAAAGCTTTGAAGATCAAAGCTTCTGGGGATGGTTTAGGAATGTTGTGAAGAACAAGACTATGGAAAGAGGTGGAGAAGTTCTTGTTGCCTTGACTCCACAGGTTGTCAAATTGGCTAAGGCTGTTATCGAGATGGCACAAGAAACGGCTGGAGGCAATGCCGCTAAAGATGGCAGGAAGGCAGCAAGCAGTCTCTCAAGTCTTCTGTATTCGGCTATTAGGATCGTTAGGTCGATCATGAGAAGCAAGAAAGTCCTCAGTAAGATGTCAAGCGACCTTGAGAACAGTGGAGACTTCTTGAGTGAAACGGCGATGGGCATCATCAACCACGTCATCGCGCCGATCAAGAGTTTCCCAACTGCTGATGAGGTTGATGCGGCTATGGAAGGTCTTCTCACCCTGGACGAGTCAATGGGCGATTTGTTGGACATTATGTCTGATCTGTCGGAAACCCTGGCTGAGATGGGTAGTGTTAAGTTGGACTTCAGTGCCCTTGAGAATGTCGGAGGCGTGTTCAGGTCTGGCAAGATGGAGTTCACAATCCAGGGTACGACGGCGGGTGGTGGTGGTGGTATCTTCGGAAGTCTCTTCTCAGGAATCTCCGAAGGAATGGAAAGGTTAGTCGGCGTCTTCACTGGCGTTCATTCCCCAAGCGTGAATCCGAACAGCAAGTACATGCGTGCCCAAAGCAAGGGAGTTGGTGGTGCTGTTGGGAAACCTATGGATAGTGTTGCAAACGCCACTAAGAAGGTTGGTAGGGGCGTAGGTCGTCTAGGTGGAACAATGAATCGTTTCACGGCTAAGACGGGTGGTCTACCAGGCAGAATTGATGCAATGAAAAATCAACTACATGGTGATCTAACCAGCATTTTAACCCAGCTTAGAGCCGGTGGTGGCGGTCCTGGCGGTGACATGCAGCCAGTCATCCGAAGCGTCAATGATCTTAAGGCTGCTTTGGAATCGGTCGGCACAAAGGTTGATGCTGTTAACACAACCCTCGGAACCAGTAACTCCTACCTGAAGGACATTAGAGACGACACCAGGAAGTTCGCTATCTCTATGGGTCTTGTGGCAGACGAAGGGACGGAGAGAGGTAGTTTGTATACCCACGACATCCACATGGAAGACCTGATGTTGAACAAGGTTCTTCCCCATGTGGAGAAGTTGGTAGCTACTGCTGTAGAGGCAGAAAAGGAAGCCAAAACTGCGACCAACAATGCTGATTTTGATAAGCAGGTTCAGGCTAGGGTAGAACAATCTCGCCCAAGTGAGGCGATGATGAGCAGCCTACAATATCTTGCCGCCATTGCTGCCAACACTGCTGCAACCAATGAATCGGTGCAGGACGCCATCGATGTCTTGGAGGATATTCGTGAACGTCTGCCCAATCGAAAAGATCAGGGCGGGGCGGCAACCGGCACGAAGTCCAAGAGAAGAAGGATTCAACCTAATTATCGGGCTTGGATGTCTGGTTCGTTCGGACAATCCGCCGAAAAACAATACAGGTAACACATGAATGCAACTGATAGGAGTGGGCGGTTAAAACCCATATCGCCAAAGTGTTTCATACAGGTTGGTAGTACGCCCCCGATCTATTTCAACAACCTGCCGGATCTAAGTGACTCCAAAGGAGCCAACTATGAGTCCACGCCCGTGATCGGTAGGGCTACGCCAATTGTGGCTTACGCCAACAGCGAGATCAGGAACATATCCTGTTCTATCAATCTATTTGTTCAAGATCAGTCAGACTGTAAAAAGAATCTGGCTATCTTGCGCACCCTCCAGTCGGCTGTTTATCCGATGAAGGGAGAGTTTGGCGTACCATTCTTCCCACCACCACTTTGCAAGATACAATGTGGAAGTCTCCTCTCGGAGAAGCCCATCTGTTGCATCATGAAAGAATGCAGTGTTAAGTTCCCAACTGACGTTCCTTGGGACGCGGAAACGCTGTGTCCTTATAGGTTGGAAATCAGCATGACTCTGGAACAGGTGTTCGCAAGTCAAAACCTACCAAACTCTAATTTGATCCTTAGTGATATACCATTGGCGGCATAATGGCTAACAAAATCATATCGAGTAAATTCAAGGCGGGTAATTTTGTTGACTTTACCAGTAGATACCTATCGTCAGACGTTATCTACTACGGCGACGATCACATCATCACCTTCAAGACATATGTGAGAAACCCTCCAGCGCTCAGCCCAACGGATAAGTATTATCTTATCACGCAGGCGACCCAATATCGACCCGATTTGGTTTCTCAGTTGGCATATGGGGTGCCGTCATTTTGGTGGCGGATCATGGAAGCCAATAGTTTGAAGGACATATCTGATTTCACGGCTGGAACAACGGTCAGGATACCTAGCATTATGAACTAAGAGGTAGAATGGGGTGTTTAACTAATTGTTACCAACCCGCTGCGCGCGGGTGCGGCATTAAAAAACCAATCGACTCGGAGGGTCTGGCACCATACGTCAAGATATGTTTCCCGCCGATTCCAGGCGAGGAGGATGGTGGCAGTTTCGAGGTGGGTACGGACAGCCCCGATGATCTGATTGATGAGGCACCGCGACCCCCGCTTTCTGTTGGTAACGATTCTAACCCGGACTACAACTTCGCAGTCATCAAATCGTTCCAGTACGGAGCCTCTGACGGCAACGGTGCGGAGGTGGAGATAGTTGATGAGGAAGGCGGTTCCTTTAATTTGTTCGTGAAAAAGTTGGTGAAGGTTCTTCCAAACGCAAACAACTATGGCGTTATGGTCAGGTGGGGGTGGATTAAATCCAAATGTGCCGGCACCAAATGCACCCTATCGAGTTCACCTCACTATTTCCTCATCTTGAACATCAACATATCCTATGAAAAGGGGTTGATATCCTTTAAGCTGGAGCTTTTGGATATGATGACACCTTTGTTTGAAACGAGAGCTAGTGATGCTTTTGGCGAGGATGGTGGTGGGGCGGGGCTTCCTGTGCAAGAGGCTATCAGAGAGCTTTTTAAGAAGACCACCCCGGCTATTAAATCGGTCAGCTTCATAAGTGCAGAAACGGCTGCAAACACCTTTGGTTGCCCGCCCAATAATTGCCTACTTGGTCCTGGTGGCTGTTTATTTCAAAACCTTGATGCACCCTGTACGTTTGAGGCTAACGCGGATGATATAGAGTTTGTTAATGCTCATGGAGAAGCACCCTGGGAAGCCAAGGGTATGAATCCATTGGAAGCTGTCAGGTCTTGGCTGAATACCGAAATAACGAAAAAAAACAAAGGGGTGATCATTTTTTGGGATTCAACATGCCCGAAATCGCAGTTGATTATCATGGAAGATCCCTTGCCCGATTGCTGGAAAGATGTAGATGGACTCCCCTTTAGCAGGAACATCGGAACTTACATTGTAAATGGTGGTGCAGAAAGCCCGGTCCTAAGTTTTTCTCCCCAGATCAAATTCACCTTCGCCACGGCAGCCAATGCCGGTGGTGGTCAAGACAGTGAAAGTGCAGAGGAAGTAAGACCGGAACCGGCAGATAGAACTTGCCCAGAGAACGAAGGAAGGGATGATCCTCCAGGTAGCGGCTCTAACACCTTTATCACCATCCCTAGACACTTCATTGAAAGACATGGTGATAATCCTAAGTTGGCGGCTAGGGCGATTGCGGCAAACGAAAAAGCCAACAAGATGTACGAGAACATTGAGGCGGAACTAACCATACAGGGAGATCCGAGTCTAGATGATCCGTTCGTCATCAAAACCAAGACAGTCGCCATATGGGTAATCAACCCAATCCACCTATTGCAGTGGAATACGTCTGCCGGCGCGTGTCCTATTTGGACTTACTTGACTGGACCTCCTTGCAACGGCATTTTGAGCAATAACAATTGGTTTATTAAAGGCGTGGCTCACGACATCAAGGAGGGTTCGTATACAACTACATTAAAGTTGTATTTGCCAGCACCTTGCCAAAACAATACAACATGACAGGAGGCACATGCCCGATATTATTGATGATTTGGTAAAAACAGTTGAGGAACTGAAGGGTTACTTTGAGGATTTCGGCTACCAAACCCAAAAGCTGAATGAAAAGATTAACAAACCTCCCTTCGTCACTCCAACCCAATCTTCACAACTATACTTCCCAATCACAGGGTATTGCGTAAGTACCCTTGACCCACTCTCATTGAATAGGGTCAGGGTTTACCATCCACTTCTTAGTAAGGCAGACACGAAGATTGGGTCATTACCCTTCGCGCGCACATGCGCAAACCAGGGTGGTCATGATGATTGCGGTAGTTGTTGGGTGCCTCCCGCAGGTTCATCGGTGGTCATAGTTTGCGAGAACGGCAACCCCTTTGCGCCTATTGTGCTTGGGACCGTTTGGCAAAAGAATCGCGGACCACAAGCATCAAAGTTTCCGTACCCAATTGATGAGTTCTACAAGCTGTGGAACAGTGAAGGATATCGTGGTAAGGGGTATTTAGTCGGCAAGGATGACGGCTCACAAGCTTATCCGCCTTGGGACATTGAAAATACCAACATCAACAACTTCGATAACGAGAAGGACATTGATAATCAACCCAATGCCCAACAGCAACTAACTTACCCAAACATCTACGGATGGAAGACGCCTGGAAAACATTATATTAAAATGGTTGACGGCGACTACCGTTGCAACAACCGTTGGGCACGCTTTGAGATCATGAGCAAGACCGGACACTGGTTCATCATGAAGGATGACTGGTTCCATGCTTCCGGTGAGTGGGCTAATCCTAAAGGCATTTGCGCCGCTTCTGGTGCCAATGATGATAGCGGTTGTAACAAGGTATCTGCGCTTCTCACCTTGGACATCTCTGGCGATTTCCAAAATGGTCAACTTGTTGGAGAAGCGGGTGCCGGCGCAGGGTCTACCATCGTGGGCGGTAGTAGCGGCAAATGTGACCAATCACCCAATCCCCCGGTCAGGTGTGGAAATCCACACTCGAAGCGCATAGAGGAATGCAGACCATATCAGGGTTCTTCACTGCCTATGAAGAATATGTGTGAGTTGCCGCAAGCCGGCATTCATCAACAATCTGTTAGTGGTCATCAAGCGGTGATGGATGACGCTGTTAATCAACCCAAAGAAGACAAGATCAACTGGCAGCACGTCTACAATACCGGGTGCGATGATACGCTGAAATGCAAGTATTACTTCAAGTCCGCCACTGGACATATGATTCTCATGGATGACACGGAGGATATTTCTCAGTTTCGTGGCGTGAGAAATGGCATCAGACTTCAAAGCGCCGCCGGAAACTACTTCTATCTCAAAGATCACACTCTATCAGGAAACATTGCTGGACCGGAACGAGGTCTTGAGTTCGGCACCACCAGTGGTCACGTCTTTGAGATGAACGACAACGAAAACGAGCAGGCACCTCCTATTCGCATGGGTTTGATCAATAAAGATAGCCTTCAAAGGAGGGCGGACCTCGATCCACAGCCTACGCCCAAGGCAAAGAATGCCTACGTCCAGTTAAGAACCGGCTATGGTTTGTTAATGAGGTTTGACGATAGTACAAGTCAGCAAGACACCAAAAAACAATTTATCATGTTGGCTGCTGCGCCAAAGAACGGTGGTGCGACTAGCGCCCAAGATATCATCAATACACTCACCCAGAAGACGCCTTCCGAGTGCAAAAACCAGCCCCATGTTCTCCTTATGCAACTTGATGAAGCAGGCGGTGGTTTTGTGGAGCTAAGCTCTGGTGGCAAGTTTGTGCTGGCTTCTCGTAGCGATTCGATGGAAATGGTAGGCACAGATAACTGCCCAGCCAACAAAGAAACGGCGGTCTTTGGTAACTACCTGATAAGTGCAAAGCAAATTCTTGTCAACAAATGTTCCACGCAAATCAACATTGCGGATAAATACATCATCTTGGGAGCGGGTCAGGATTGCCCAATCAATCAGGATAATGCTAACCAGCAGGCTCAGAATTCAAGTAACGCAACAGGGGCAGCGGCTACCCAAGCCACCCAGAGCGGACAGGAACAACAGACCGCTGGTCCGTGTATCTTTCCTCTGATTATTGCTAAAGATCCGATACCGTGTCCGATTTTCCCGCACATCATTCACTGGACGAAGTGGAGTGATCGTGTGTTCGCATCATCGTCCAAGTAAGGAGAATCATGCCGACTTACTCAGGTATGGGATACCCGATAGTAGATAGTCCGAAAGGGTACTTCCCTATTACCAACGACGTTGATCTGATCAAGGGCGATTTGATAATGCTCTTGCTGACCAACCCCGGAGAGCGGGTGATGATGCCGCAGTTTGGTACGCCTCTTAGGACTCTGATGTTCGATCCTAATGATGCGTTCCTGGCTGACAAGGCGAAAAACATGATCATCAATGCAATCGCCACATGGGAACCGCGAGTTGTAATCAACGCAATCAATGTATCGACTGGCATACAGCCTAATCAGAGAGGGTTCTTGAATCCCAACGACGACTTCAGCCAGGCAAATAGCATCCTCGGCATACAGATATTGTTTGTGTTCCCGAATGATATTAAAAGTGTGCAGGAGTTAGTATTGCAAGTACCACTACAGGAGGGCACCAATGCCAACAACAGCGCCTAATTGTCCTTTTGATATTTCGCCACTGGCTCAGTCCCAGGTCACAGGAACGCCGAAACTGAGTGCATTGTCGTATACCAATCAGGACTTCTGGTCTATGAAGACCAGGCTAGTTAGTTTCATCAACGAAAAGTTTCCAACCGACTTCAATGACTTCGTAGAATCATCGTTGGCGATGATGATTGTTGAGAACTTTGCCTTTCTAGCCGACATTATCTCCTTCAAACTAGACCAGTACATCAATGAGTTGTTCATTGATACGGTCACGGAGATTGAGAATGCGTTTAGGATGGCTGCATTGATTGGCTTTCAGCCAACGCCGCCGATAGCAGCTACGGCAATGTTCTCTGCTACCCTGAATAACGTCTTAACGGCAGACGTGGTAATCCCAGCCGGGGTTCTCGCCCAGGTCGTCGTCAACGGCTCCGTTCTCAACTACGAACTCTTTGCAGCAGACAACCAAAACAATCCACTGTTTGATGATGACATCATCATACCGGCGGGCAGTTTAACCAATACGACGATAGTTGGGGTGGAAGGTATAACCATTACAAACACCTTCCGTGGGACTGGTCTGGTAAATCAGAGTGCGCAGTTAACTTCTTCGCCGGTATTGTTTGATAGTATAACGGTTTCAGTGGACGGTGTGGATTGGCAAGAGGTTAATTACTTTACAGAGTCTCAGCCGAGACGCGAGTTTAGAGTTGAATACAACTCGAACTATGTTGCTTACATCATCTTTGGCAACAACATTGCTGGACTTTCCCCTGCCCAAGGTTCTTCGATTCAGGTGACTTACCGGGTGGGAGGCGGAACTGCCGGCAACATCATCAGTGGGGCTTTACAGTTCTCCAGACAGTACAACGTGCCTGCTTTGAACTTCCCGGTTCCCGTCAGTTTTGTGAACTATACGGCTGGTACGGGCGGTTATGCTGGCGATGGTATTGACGAGATCAGAAATAAGTTGCCGGCATACCTCCTATTGCAGAATCGTTGTGTTACTGGCGAGGATTACAAGAACTTCTGTGACTCCTTCGTGACGCCTTACAATGGGCAGATTGGCAAATCGACAGCCGTGTTGAGGAACTACGGTTGTGCCGGCAACGTCATTGACATCTTTATCTTAGCCCTGAATAGCACCAACGTAGGCACCGACATCAACGACCTGACCGTCGCTTCAGATGAATTGAAATATCAACTGTCTTCGGCACTAGATAATCAGAAGATGTTAACAGATTACTGCTGTCTAAGAGATGGTGTCGTACTATCTGTTGACGTGACACTGGACATCACCGTAAATAAGTCTTTCAAAAAGTTACGCAATGAGATTGATTCCAGGGTTCAGAATCAGGTTTTGCAGTTCTTTGC